AAACCATAGTTTTGTCTCAGTTTTTGTTGGCCAAGATAATTTTTTCTCCAGTAGCCCAAGAAGCACCTACCAATAAAAGTGATTCACCAGTGACAGGAGTTGCACTTCCGACAGTAGGTGTGTAGTCAAAACTTGTATCAAGAGTTTTAACATTTGGCAAATGGATTTCGTACATTTCGCAAGAAATTTTGACTGTATCAGGTTTGGTTCTTGGAGGTAGTTCACCATTACTTGCTTTGAGTGCCAATGTTTTGTATGTTATTTCCATTTTGGCCGCATCAAGCAATCCGTAGTCCACACCATCGACCGTCCATTTTACAGATCATAGTCTTATAGACTTTGTGTTTTGAGCAGTTGTTTGCATGTAAAAAGCATAAATAAAATAAAAAGATTATGCCCTACATATAAAGCACAACTTCAACATTCTCAAGGACATCTACAAGTTTCTCAAAGAAAAACCAAAAGTGATAGGGATACCGTGCGTTTTAGTGCTAGGATCCATAATATCTGATCAGATAGAAATTTTTATTTTGATCATGGTGTTGTCGTTTGTTTCCAAGATGGCCAAGATACTGTTTTTCAAATCTTCCACCTCTAATCATGTCTTTGCCCATGGTGTTATCTGATATAATTCGTCTATTTGTTTTGTTCTATAATGATTGCTAGTGATCCTTGAGAATGTAATCAGTGGGAATTTATCGGGGAATCTGTTTTCGTTCTCTTCATCTGACTGGAAAAATACTGGGACATCAGGAAGACCAGCTACAAGTTTGTCATAAATAAATTTCTTTGTATTCATTAGTGGTTTAGATACTGGCTAAAAGCTTGCTGTATGACATTCTGAACCTGTATTTTATTGTCTTCAAGTCATTTCCTTATGAAGCTTCTTGGTGCCATTCTTACAGTTCAAAACTCCAAGTATGCACCGTACTTCTCAGTGTTATAAAATCATCTTCTTACTCAAACCCTGTATTCCGTGTCGCTTATCTTTTCGTGGCCAATACTTCTTTTTAGGTTCCCAGTTACTTTCCTGGATGGATCCTTTGGTGGTCTTGCTGGATCCCTAGGAGTAATTTGTATGATTTTGTCCTGCAAAAACAAGGTTCAAGCAAGTAATCAGAAGTCTACTGCCTTTTCTATAGCACTTTTATCCATTGTAAATGTTGCCATTTTTATTCCATTAGTTGTAAATCCGCTACGTTATGGTCCCGAATAGCGTTGAAAACATACTGTTTTCTCACATATTTGACGAGATATTTCAGGTCTCAGTCTTCAATATACTCTCATTTGCTCAATTTCTGTGTTTTGTCAAAGAAGAATGTATGGTCCGAATCCCTTACATTTACCTGTCATTCTATGAGTTTATCTAGCCTCATGCTTGTTTTTTTCATGAAAAGTATCCCTCTTATTGTCACAGGTACGGATGTAAGATTCTCCATTTCTCAAATCTCATTCTTTTCCTGTGAAATGGTAGGGATCCTTTTGAAATCTCTGTATTCACTGCTAAAACTAGATAGAAACCCCATATTATGCTAGATAACAACTAAAATTTTTATACTTTCTCAATATCTTGTCGTAATCGATAGAGAATGCACTATTTTTGCTAGAAAGTTCACTAGGAGAAAAATAGGTAATAGACAGACTTTCAAGACTCTTTTGTTTTATCTCTTTGCTGTTTTGGTTTGTAGGACTCTGAGCCTCTTCGTTATCCATCAATACCTTGCAGTAGAACAAGAAAAACTTTTTGAAATCTGATGGTATTGTCGCATATCATTTCTTGTACGTCACGGATACGTTTGATATTCCGTTTGGTACTTTGGTCGTAAGATGGATCTTATTTTTATCAATAAAATCTACAGTCAATGTCTGCCATGAATCAGTACCAATTCTGTATTTTATTTCAGAGACTTCCTTTACAATATTTTCCATAAGTATAACTGATCAACCGATACCGTCAACTCTTCTTGTAAGTGTCTGCTCGAACAAAGAGTCTCAAAGTTCTATATTTACAAGATCAGTTCCGTTTTGGATCACATCGGCCAAAAGAGTATCTTTTTCTTCTGACGCAATCCCGAGAAATGTCTTTAATTCATCGGTTGTTACGTACGCTGTGGCTGGTGTATCTGCCATGATTTTTTATCATAAAATAAAAGACTATCCACGTGATAGATAGTCTCTTATACATTCTCAAGGTCATATTTGTTTTTGTTTTTCTATTCTTGGTCGTCTGCATCTTTTGCAGTCAACTCTTCATACTTCGCAAGAAGTTCAGGTCTTTTCATTCCTTTTACTTCAGTGAATCCAAGTTTTTCAAGTTCTGCCACAAGTTCTTTGACAGTCATGTTATTTTCTTGGTCGTCTGCATCAGCAGTATTAGCAGGTTGGCTGTATTGAACGAATCCAGCATCCAAATAAATTGGAAGATTATCTATGGAAACTTCAACGATCTTTCCTGGTCTTATTCCGTTATAAACACGGTTCATTTTGTTTACAACTTTTACAAGTTCTTTTGTTGCCATGATTTTTTAAGAAATAGGAGATAAAAAATTGGGGCCTATCCAAGACAAGCCCCGTGTATTTGATATTAGTCTTCTGTTAACATACTGTGTACTAGTGATCCAGCTGTAGGTTCTTCAACAGCAGTATCCATCCAGTATTTTCGGTGGAAATCCCAACCTATACCTGCGATTCTTTCTACTTCAAAACTAAGGTTGTTAGTTTGGATAGCGAAGATAAGGTTCAAAGGATCTGTAAGCAAAGCTTCTGCTCCATCCAATGATACAACTCTAATTTTTTGAGAAGCTGTATGTGGAAGAACTGGTGTTTCAAGAACTGTTATTGAGTCAGCACTTACTACATCAACTGTAAGTACTTCTGCATCAGCAGTACCATAAGAAGCAACAATTATATCACCAGAAACTAGTCCTGTTTCATCAGTCAAACCGAAAGTTTTAGTTCCAGCTGTATGAGAAGTGATATTGAATACTGTAGTTTCAGGAACTGGAGATTCGTCACCCATAAGAGGAGCTTCAATAACTCTCTTTTTCATTATTGTACTCATAAGTTCGTTTCTTACACTAGAATCTGCGATAGTTTCGTAGATTGCTTGGTAGTCTAACAAAGCATTTGATCCGATAATGAATTGTGCTTTTTGTCTGAATCTTGTAGGTAAAGATTTAACAGCAGATCTGAATTTTTCTTTTGCCACTTTTCTATCAGTATATTTTGTACTGTCAGCCGCATTTACAACATTTCCACTTTGTAAGAAGCTCCAAAACCATCCATTGAATTGTTCAAGTACTGTAGTAGGAGTTCCAGTAGATCTCTTTCTAGCGTAAAGTGCCAATTCTTCAATTTCATTAGCAAGTTTCTTTTGGACTAATTTGATGAGCGTATCTTCAAATGATTGTCCTTCGATGTTATTAGCGAGTTCTTCGTCTAATACTCTTACTACTGCTTTTGTTACCTTACAATCAATATCTACTTTCTCAATAGACACTTCTCCACGTTTGTCAGATCCAAGAGCTTCCCCAGCAGTACCTGGTTGCAAAAATCTTCCTACAGGATATAATTTTGCGATAGATGTCTTAGACACTTTAGGCGTAACAATTCTACAGTTTTTAAGGATAACTGATTCATCCTTCAAACCATCAACGAAAGCTGATGCTTGTTCTTCATTAAGCATTACATATTTCCCAGCAAGAGCTGTAGAATCAAATGCTTTTTTAAGCTGTTCTTTTTTCTTGTCCATTTTTAAAAAAAGTATAATAAAATAAAAAGATTATTCTGCCTCACCACCTAATAAACCAGCGAATGGGCTTTTTTGTGTTTTCTCAATTGATTCCTGTTTCACGACTGGTGTTTTTTCCAATGTATCAAGTCTTTCACTGATCTTGTCTACGTCTTCCTTTTTAGCGATAGCTCCTTTAAGCTCGTTAAATTGGTCTAATAGATCTTTAACTGTTTGTGCATCCACACTAATGTATGCCCATTTCTTGATCTCTTCTTTGACTTCACCAATAGCACTCTTGATAGAGTCTACAGTCTTTGTCATCTCTTCCTTGTCTTCCGCAGAAGCAGGAACAGCATCAGCACCTTCAGCAGGTGTTGGAGTTGCCTCTTCGGCATCAATTTCCTTCTCAATCTCTTCTAACTTAGCAATACCTTGCTTTTTTGTGTCTGCTGTTTTAAGCAGTCCAACAGCTTCTAATAATCAAGAAGCTATTTTTTTGAGTTTTTCCTTGTTCATAAAGAGCTTAGATAAAAATATAAAAAATAATTATACCTGACTTCTAATGGTGGTCTTCAACATTCTCAAGGACATCTACTTTTTTCTGTAGTGTTTTTTCTATCCTGTCTAAAGCCTCAAAATCAGCACCTTTTTTCTGCACAAAATTAAATGATTTGAAAATAGAGAACTTTGTTTCAGCTTTCTCTACTGCTGGCTTTTCATCTTTTGTTACGAGTGAGATCTTATCGACCACAACTCAACTAATGTTTTTTGACATGTGTATTATAGGAAACAAAATAAAATTATTCTCTTCGTCATTCTCACTGCATGGATATTCATATGATTTCTCAATCTTCTATTTTCTTGAATAGATCATCACTGAACTTTATGGCCACCAATCGAGATCCTTTCTTTATTTCGTTGTCTTCGTCAATCTGTATCGATACTGGAGTGATAAAACTCTCAACGAATTTAGCTTCTGTTTGGTCCACCTCTGCATCGTCATCATGATCGATGTTTATTTTCTTGTCGGCAAGATTTATCATAAATTCATGAGCTGTATTTATGATCTCATCTTCGGAGATTATGTCTCAATTTCTATCTGCGACATCAGGCTCCAATACAACGAATGTCACGGTATTATGTCACGAATCTGTTTTGCAAATTTTATCAAACATTTTTTTATCTTTAAAATAAAAGCAACCTGCTTATAGGTTGCTTGTCAAACATTCTCAAGGACATTTACCATACACTATTTGTAGTAGGGTTGAATACGGAAAACGAAGTAACACAACGACAATTGAATCAGAATGGAGCGTATAAATTACTTATCTGCATTTGGCCATCGATATCCAAATACTCCTGCTTGTATGGTATCCATCAAAGCTTTTCTGCTTCACGATGACTATCTCTAACTTTCTCGTCTCACTGTGTATATGTAATCTTCCATCCTGGAGCTCAGAATTCCTGCAAGTATCATTCAAAGTGTTCCTTTTGGCCGTACGTGTATGCGAGCGATGCTTCGGTGTTTGCAATGAGCGTTGCTCTATACTCAGAAAACTGTGTGAATTTTGTTTGTATATCGTCTGCAACTTCTTTGGCCGACATCTGTTTTTCCATTCAATTATTTATTATGTCTTTAATCTCTTGCCTAGTCTCATCGTCAATATTTGAAATAAAATCTCAGATCCTATTTTGTGCATACGCCTTTGCCTTATCGTCAGATATTCCAATAGAAACGCCAATTGCTATCTGTTTTTGCACCTCTGCCTCCTGGAAATTGGCACCGATTTTATATGTTTTTTGTAGTTCTATGTTGAAATCTTCTTGCCATTCATTGAATCGATCATCTTCTATTTTCTGTATTAGTACATGCTTATCTATGTCATTTATTCACTCTTCCGCAAGATTAAGAAAATATTTTTCAAATAACTTTGCAATCTTTTTTACCTGTTTGAGATATTTTTTTCATCTAATATCAATAATTTCCTCATCTTTGTTGAGGATCTCTTTCATGATTGTGAGTTTATTTGCACAAAGATTACACATACCGATATTTATTTATTATAAATTTTCTCTACCTTTTTCTGTACATCAGCCATAGTCTCTTTTGTTTGTTCAGGAGTCATCCTTGTTTCCAAAGAGTCTCATCCTTCCATAATTTCCCATCATATTTGTTCTCTGACTTCGTTTGCAGTAAGAATTCCAGCACTCTTATATCCTGTCCATTTTCTCATTTCATCTAGTTGATTCTTAACATCAACAGCAATAAAGAATATCTTTTCTACATCTTCCTCTTTCCATAAATCTGTTTTTATAGCCTTTAATGCTCTTTTAAATTGCAACAAAAATTCATTTTGAAGAGGGGAGATGATCTCTTTTAATAATGCTTTGAATTCTGTATCACTTGTGGCCTTATTGGAACTATCATTGATAACCAATCCGTATGGATAGTTTATACCTACACAAATTGATTTAATAAGTTGAGTACGAAGCTCAATAAATACATTATTGTCTATGTTTGTTGTGAGATCCATTTTGCTTAGTTTTGTTGGCAATACCAATCCACGGAAAGAATTCTCTAGTCATCTCAATCCGTCATTAATCATAATCTGTATGTCTTTGCATTGTTCATCAGTGAGTTTGTTTTCCTCATCATTCAAAATGAAAGGATAAATCAGCCCCTTATCGAAGAGCTTTTCGTAGAATACATCTATATTTGCCAACAATGCAATTTGTGTCGTAACATTCAGGAAGATACTTTCTCAGTATTTCTTTGATCTCATGCTTTGAGTCTTGATATGTACAACATCATCTTTTGTGAATGGTTTGTCGTTTGATATTCTTTGTACATAACTTCCATCTGATTTTACTCTGACAGTTGTTGTTAGGAACGGTTCAAAATAAGAAAAATCTCATTTCTTATTTTTTACCTTCTCCAAAAATAAGTTTCCAAATACTAATATGTTTGCGAACCAAAATTTGATATCTATTGAATTCAAGAAAATATCTAGTTTATCATTGCCAGTAGGCTCGAACCCACTCGCACAAGACTTGGATATTTTGTCTATAATTCCTCCAACTATAAAACTTCACTCGTATGTTTGCAAAAGTAAATCAAAAGACAAATTAGGCTCAATAGTTCAAGGATTTTTGTCCTCCTTAGTTCCTTGTTTTACTTCTACTTTTTGATTTTCTATCTTAAAGATACGTAAACCATTTTTTTGTTCTGCACCCATAATAAGTCATAAAAAAATAAATATTGATCACTACATATTTTTAGCCATCTACATTCTCAAGGTCATATTTATTGTTGATCTTCACGAGGTCTGAAAGTATACAAATAAATCGTCTGATCGTTGCCTGTTCCTCAGGTGTAAATTCGTAGATATTGATAAGGTGCATGATGTAATATGATTTATAGCTAGGCAAAGAGTCTCAAGATTCTATCCTACGTAATTGTCTGACATCTCATTTTATTTTGCGGGCCACTTCATCCAATGATCGTCACATAGCTATCCTTTTTTTCCTGAATATTGTGCCAAGGATTGCCTCAGTTGGTTTGTTCCATTTACTAAGATTTTCCAGGTAGAACTTATCCCTTTCTAGACCGAAAAAATCATACATTGCATCCAATGTTCTTGGCGTGAATTTATGGTCGCAATTCTTTGCAGAATTATAGTAGAGTAGTATCTTAATCTGCCTAGGATCCACACCTATTTCCTGGCTGATACCAGTGAGGCTACCTCTACGCAAATACTCATTTAGTTTTTGTTGGATTAGCATGGTTTTGTTTACAATTTAAAGCTTTCTGATTTTAAACTCACCAGGGAGATCTGCTAATTCAGCCAATTCTCTCATCATAAATGTATCTGCGATATCAGGTGACATCCCACCTAGAGAGTTCTTTTGTTCTTCCTTAGAATTTATCTTCTTTTTTCAGTCACTATCGGGATTCTTACGCTTGATGACTCTGAGTTGTTTTTTGAATAACTCCTCGAAAGAATATACTTGGCTTCAAATCTTGATTGTTTTTGTTCTTACTCAATCCACTGTGATATCATCCGTATTGACTCTAATCTTGCCGTCATTCACACGATCAGCAATACGGTAGAAGCATTGAGTTTTTAGCATGTCGTAGTTTTCTTTTATTTTTGTCTTTGGATCTTCCATTGCTGGACGTCATCATGAGAAGCCTGTATATTTACCCATATCTACCAGCCCTCATCACATTCAGTCCTGATCCACGATAACGTGGGAAGCTTGTATCTTGTCTTCTTGCCTCAGCTTCTCTATTGCAGAGTGGAGATCAGTAATTGCAGACTTGGAGAATATCCTGATCCTTTTTACTGTTCGTCCAAACCATACTTTGATAACCGCCAAATCACGACCGAACCTAGCGACATCGACTGTAATATGCTTGTCATTTGATTCCTCTACAAAGTTTGAGAATACATCGTTGACGGATGCATAGCTGAATAGTTCCAATCAGTCCTGGTGTACGTTCCAGTTCTTCTCTAGGAGTTGCTTCTTTACTATTGGATCCATAGCCAATAGATTTGCCAGGTATCCTGGATCCTTGGATAACAACGCTTGATTTTGGTAGATATCTCACTCAATGAATGTAACTGACTTTATCAGGTCTTCAATGTCATATTCTTGGAGTTTTTTATTGCTGAATATATGTGGACATTTATCTATCACTTCTTTTGCCGAGGCTCATCGTACGAAACTATCTCAGTCTTGTGTAAAATATCTCAGCACTCAGCACCTGTCGGGAATGATAAATCCTGTCTCGGGATCTATTCGCCACGATATGAAGTCTTTCACTCGGCTATCAGGATCAGGATTACACACGGCCCTGACGTATGGCCTCACTCCGCATGTACTTCTATTTCTTGATAATAGGTAGAAGAATTGGCTTTTTGTAAAGTGTGTAAGCTCATCGAACCCGATGAATGGGATCTCCGATCACTGTCGATCATGCTTATTATTTTCATGCTCCAAGTGTGCAAATTTGATTTTGTTTTCTGTGAGAGGATTCATTGAGTATGTTCGCTCCAATGTTGTCTCTTTAGGAGTAAGTCATACGAGTGGATACAATTTACCTGATTTATCTCGGAGTCATCATTCATTACGGATTTGTGGTGTTGTTCTACGGAAGATTACTCAACCGAATCCTGGGATAGTTTCTATATGTCTCAGAGGCTCCAGGAGTAATGCGAATGTCTTACCTGCTCCTGCACAACCTCAACCAATGACAATATCTGCAGAAGACGACAAAAATTCCATTTGGAATCATTCCTGTGGTTGTATAGGATTTATTTCTTGTGTTTTGTTTTCTGTTTCTGTCATGCAGTATCTCTATTGTTAGAAGGCAAAATAATCACTCAAGGTTGCGTGGGGATTCATTTATGATCGTTCTCGACTTTATCTTTGTATCTAGGATCTCTCTTGCTTAAAAATTCCATTGCTTTGCGGTCGTTACCTGATGTTATAGCCTTGAATATAGCCTTGCGGGCTAGAATGTATGGGTATTGTTCTGCTTCACTCACTGCATCTTCGTATAATTTTTTCTCATATTTTTTTACCGCTTTTCAGTCAGGAGAAATAGTCACTATTTCTTCCATAAAATATACTTGGTCTTCTATCCGATTGTAGTGTGTAGTCTTTGAAATACCCGCATAAGCTCGTGCTTCTTTAAGGGTTCAATCTATCTTTAGTATATCAGTAATTTTTTTGACTTTCTCTGAGTCTATCTTGTAGGTTTTTGGTGGCCTACCTGGTTTACCTTTTTTTGCCATTGTGAAATATTATTCAAATAAAACCTTCAGTTCTTTTTCAAAAACCTCTACTAGATCTATTGTCTCTAGCAGTACGTTGTAAGAGAACATCATTTTTTCTCCTACGAAAACTTTTTGTCTACCGATAACTTTTCAGGTTTTACCTTTATAAAATCATGAAGTTATTTGGACCGCATCGTTAAATTTCAAAGTGTTTGTTCATCGCTCCACATCTTTTCATGATACAACTTCTCATTCTAGTACCTCTTCTTCTTGTTTCTTTGATTTGGTCGGTATTGCCAATTCTCTCTTTTTGTTTTTTTTCATGTATGTTAGATATTTTTTAAAACATTATTGATGTCTAGTTTCCTGTTAAGGCATTTGATTTCTTTTCTGCCTCTAGTGAATTCTCGATAGCGACCAATTATCACTTCGATGTATTTAGGATCCAGTTCCATCATGTAACACCTACGTCAAACTTTCTCGCAAGCGATCATCGTTGTCCCGCTACCTCAAAAAGTATCTAGAACAAGATCTCATACCTGGCTAGAGTTTTGAAGTGTATAAGTAACGAGACCAACTGGCTTTTGAGTAGGGTGATCGTACTCCTGCACATTGTGACGTTTCATACTTCGTATTGTCATCTTACCTTCGCTTTCTGCTTCCCTCGCTTTCTTGATCTCTTTAAGCAATTGCTCGTCAGTTCGAACTCACTGGAAATCCAAGACAGTTGCATCGTAAATATCTCAGTAGAATTTTGGTTTGTATCATTTCTTGGAACAGTAGAAGAATGGTTCATGTTTTTGTTTGTAATCTCATCCGACATGGTTCACGCTCGGTTTGTTTCGGATGAGCTGGTAGAGGACCTCCACGTCATGATCGTTCAGTGCTTGTTCAAAGGTTTTCTGTGTTTTGTGGGAATGGAAGATATACATAGGAGAAGTGTTCTTCAGTCTCTCTATGATATGGGAGAAGGAGTCACTTAGAAAGGCAAGAAAAGAATTCTGATCCATATTGTCGTTTTTGATACCTTTCGAG